GTCGTTTCCATTTGCGAACACAATCTGACCTGAGCTTATTCCGGAGCGGCTGAGGCCAGAATCTATATCAGGGGGTGTGCCTGTTATCTGGCGAGTATTTATGAGGTACGGGTCTCCCCCGGTGCCTGCCGCTTGTGGATCATACTCATATATTGTACCACCCCCACCGGACTTACGTACAATGACGTAAACACGCCCCACTTGGAAGTCATACAAGATGGCAGAGACTGATCCCCCACCGAGGGAACGCGTGTCCAGCACGGTTTCTGTCAGTTGGGTACCATCATTTGTCCCTGTAGTTATCATCGTCAGTAGACCAAAAAGGTATAACCATCCACTATTTGTTACAGGCGTATCAGCGCCAAACTTCCATCCGAGCTTGTGTACTTCAAAATTTGTTCCGTTTTGGCTGCACCAATAAGTTGTGGTGTTTCCCGGTTCTCCGCCACCGTATACCATAGGTCCTTCGCCAAGACCCACACCAAGTTTAAACACTGTGTTACGTACTTCCGCGCCGCCCGCATTCGCGCCCCCTAAATTCCCAGCGGCGTCGCAGTATACGATGAAGTCATTTGCACCATTGACGCCCGCATTGCAGCCGTATGTCGCCGCTTGGGAAATAAGAGTGTTGAACGTGTTGCTAGAACCTAGTGGCTCTAAAGCCCCGTTGTCGAGTTTAAACAGTCTGGTTGAACCCCCCTGCGTACCGCGCACAATCCAATCCCCGGAGGTTGTCGCACACAGCACTCTCTGCATGGTGAAACCGTTAAAAGAAAGTGGCTGATCGTACGTCTCATTTGCGGAGTTAAGGCTGAAACGGCGCAACCGCGTGTTGTTCATTACGAGCGCGGTTCTAGATACAGGGTCAATACCCATCATGTAAGTCGGGACGGACGTGTCTGCGGACGTCTGCGAGAATGGAGTCTCTACGACCGAATCACCGAGGCTGACCACGGCGTCTGTTTTCCAAATGATCTCCGCCGTAATGTTTGGAATTCTGTTGCCGAAATCTTCGAGGGGCATGTCATCAAAGACAATGTATGTCACCTCTTTATATGAAGGAGTGAATCCGTAATCTTTCGGAGTACCGGCAGGCGCGTTGTCGCGCAAATCTGTAAGATAGGATGCATATATTGCACTACGTGCATCCCCTGATGTGGATACGTCAATGATCAAGTCATCTAGCGTCTTGTACGTCGCTTGTGGCTGGTTGCCCGCGTTTACATCATCCAACCCCTGTAAACGTCGGTGTATGGATTCTTTAATAAGCGGGTCGATTGTGCCTTCTTCCGTTTCTGGATCATCCACGCCGGAGCGGTAGCGGAAGCTATATTTGTCATTTTTTACATCGCCGTTGCCTGTGACGTCGTATATGAGTTTACCGTCCGCCCATAGACGCAGAACTTCCACAGAAGGACCGCGCCCAAACGCGATAGCAAAAGAGGCTGAATATGTGTAAGATGTGGTAGTACCACCACCACCGCCACCCTTGCCGCCGCTGTCTTGCTTCTCTTTAGTCTTGGTTTCTTTCAAGCCACCGGACCAGAATACGTTGCCAGCGGAGCGCGTGGTCCCATAATGCTCTGCAATAATCTTCCCCACAGTGGAGGCAGATACATCCGAATCGCCGAGACGTGGTCCCTCTACGTTGGGTCCTGCGGGGGCGAAAAGAAATCCACCAATAGCCGATCCAATAGAGAAACCCACCGCCGCCATACCAAATGGGGCGAGGATAGCGGCCCCTACAAGGCCAAGGGCGAGACGGCCTATACTGCTAGACATAATCTACTCCGCGAAATTTGCGAATGTCAACCAAACGACTCTCCAAGGATAGGTTTCCCTCAGAGTAAAATTGTTCGTGAACACGTCGTTTGGGAAAGGATTCGGAGTGTATGACGGTAACAACTCCTGTTTTTGAATCTACCGCAAAAATGCCGGTGTGGCAAGGCATGGTGGTGTCATGAAATATTCCTATAGAACCATGCACAGGTATGCGTGGTCGTACAGGTGTCGTGTACTCTCTTATGCGTTCCAGAAATACCTTACCGGGCTCTCGCCGATAACCGCCCATATCTTCGTGGGGGAGGTCGAAGCGCTCCGCAACCTTTATCAGAAGCCCGGCACAATCTATTCCTTGAGCACCTCGGCCTTGGTGTACCCATCTTGTACCTAACCAAGTACGAGCATAATCCACGATGTCATTTTGTGTTATCACGCCTTGCTGTCCGGATATTTGAGCAAGTCGTCCTGACCCGGAACATCTGGGAAAGCGTACATATTTTTACCATTGCCAAAAATAGCAGAGCAAGAGATTCTCGATTTGTCGCATCCGGGGTAAACATAGAACTCATCGCCAGTGTTTATATCACTCGGCATAGATAGAAACAGTTCAATTTCGCCACCAGTTTCACGCCATTGCTTTAGTTCCATAACATTACCCGCGTTCTCACCTGTGATAAAAATAACACTACCTCCATTGAACCACGCATCTACCGCGCGAGGTTCTGTGACCGCCGCAGTAAATACTCGACGGCTGTCTGCTGTCAACACTATTCCAGAGCGCAAAAATGCGTTTCGGGACGTCCACACGACAGTACCGTCCCCTGCCGTTGCCCCACCAAATGTTACGGGATATGACGCGGAGGTGGTTCCTGCATTTGTGCATTCCCAATACACGTCGCCCGTTGTGCTTGGCAGAAAGATCGGATCGGATTGTGTGGTATCGTAAAAATAGCCGCCAATGGCATCGTAGAGAACACCAGCACCGGCACCAGAAAGTGTTATGGCAATTTGCTTGGCAGATGCTGGAACTGCCACAGTTGGGGATTGAAAATATGTCCACGAGCCCCCTACGGCGATGGCACCACTATCATACCCACCCGCAATGACAGTAAAATCATCATCGTAGAACGTTATTTGATAGCTGGCGGTGGTCGCACCGCTTTGCCAGAATCCGTTGAGGCTAAACTCTGCGGCTCCTGCTGCTAGTACGGATTCTGGTATGTCGCTAGCATTTTCCAACGAAATAATTTGACGTGAGGCTCCCGCCCCGCCATCCGTACCTAAAGATTTTGTTCCTGACAGCGCTTGTGCGCCGGTTGCTATCATAGGATTCGCGCCTACGTCAAACCAGTCTACAGATGTCGCGAATCCTGTGATACCGAGTTTCGAGAAGTCGGAGTCTCCGATAGCCGCCGGGTATCGCAAATCTATCGATATCGCAGCGCTTTGCGCCGCCAGCACTGTATCTCCTAAAGCGTAAGCAGTGCTTCTTTTAACCGGCTCCGGGCGGATGACGACACCGCAAGCAGGCTCTCCGAGATCATATAAACAAGTGGCGCTAAACATGTCCAGATAGTTGTAAGACAGGCGCTGCATGAGCCCCCGCAGTTCTACTTGAAACGTCCCGTTCGGTAGGGTCTGGACTTCTCCAAAAAACCCCCGACGAAGTCTTATCTTTCCGGGGACAGCGTCAGACCACGCACACATAAACACGCTGATGCGCGCGTTGTCAAATAGCCCATTGCGTAGGTCTCGTTCAGGGAGCGACAAGTCCCCAGCAATGCCGATGACGTCAAGGTTATCGACGCTAAGTGTGGATGTTGTTTCGATTGCCGTGCGCTTATATGCCCCAACGGAACTGTACTCGAAACCGTCTACAGTCAGATTCTCCGTCGCATCCGTGAATCGATAGAAAAGGCCGTCCTGTCTCTCGATAATCCAGCAAGTAGCAAGCCCTGTTACACGCTGATCTAGGTGATCAACGAACGTTGCTGTGTCAATTGTTTTCATATCTTCACTTCAATCAATGGAACTTCTAGACTTAGTTGGCGAAACTCGTCGAAACTTACGTCGAGAGAATCTGTATCAAACCGGACAGGAACATCATACTCGCCATATACTATTTTTACAATTGCTCCGGCTGGTGGAGGTACTTCAAATGATAAAATTCCAAGAGATTCATTTACATACACATCAGTATCTATAGTTTGCAAAACACTGTCAACTGTTATTTGCATGGGGTCGCCATTGGATGATACTCTCAACAGTTTTGTTATCGTTCTATCGTACACGGTTCCACCAGATTGATAGCGCTTAAATACTTGGAACGCGTTAGTGATTCCGTCCCCAAGCCCGACGTTTTGGTCAACGATCTGATAATCATTCCAGTCTTTAAATCGGAACCCAATCGCACGCCCTTTAGCGATGTAGAAGAAATCTTCCACTAAGCTTATTTCATCGGGCGTCGCTGTTTCGAAAGTAACAGAATAGCTTGCGCGAACCGCAGTCCATTCGGGACTAACAGCCACGACCCCAGAGTCGAACTCAACGACATTTGTCATAAATCCCGGACCGCCACTCGACCCAAAAGATATACAGTCTGGAAAACGCTCTTCGACAAAATCATAATCCACGCTAAATTCGTTTACAGGTGGAAAAGTATAGGACCAAACAACGTAACCTTTTGCAGCATGGACTGTTCCCGCCGCCCCCGGCCAAAGCATCTGGTATCCTTGGGCTTTCAAGATTGCCGGAGGATTCGCAAGTAATTGATAACCAGTGGCTTTTACAACACTAGCCGCTCCAAGGCTTTGCGACGTTATTGCATAGCCGGTAGCCTTTTGAACCTTGGCTGGTTCTAGAATAGTATACGCCGCCGCCGCCGTTGACGTGCTGGAAATAGCTACGGTGGATTCGAATACAGCCATTTATACAGCCAATACGCCTGATTCCATTGCGGTAAAGTCGCTTGGTTGCCACGGCGCTAATGTATCCGGGTTTTGCGTCCAGATGTTTATGTAGCTGTTCGGAGCAATGTTTATAGCTCCAACATTTGTTCCAGCATAGTCTGTGGCGCTTATGCGTAGAAACGGTTGAAAGTCCGAAACAATGTTTGCCAAGTCTGTCTGAACAACGACGTTTGTGATGAAAGCGTAGATGACCTTATCCGTGGCAACGTATGCCGGTGAACTGTAAACCCAACTCTCACGCGTGGCGGTTGCGGTTGTATACACCAAGTCAGAGAAATCAAATCCCGGTTCATCTAAATTAGTGTAATCATTCGTGAAATCGCTGTAGTTCCCAGCCGATGCAGGGTTCATCGCTACCAATTCCATACCGACGGAGGGGAGGGCATCTGTTACAATTATGTCTTGGTACACCGCGTCACCATATCCGGGGTCTGCCTCAGTGCCTCTTAGGTATAGTTCTCGCGGGGGGGACCAACCTCCGCCGTCCGTAAGTACATAGGTTTCTCGTAATTGTTCTTGCACGTAATAATCAATGGTCATCGTATCATCAGGGTCTGTAACCGTAGAAATACGAAAACGGAAATCAAATTCCACAAAGACTAGAGAATTGTAAATATACGATATACCTCCTAGACTGGTTCCGGAAGTCGGTGTAGTTGCTGTTTGTGTTTGTACGTACATATTAGACGAACGTGTAACTGTTCTGTATCCCGCTAAGTAACCTTCACTCGATCTGATCTCGATCATAGTGCCCAGCTTGGTAGCAAAATTTCCGGTTCCATTCTCTTTAGCAACAAGAACATGTACCC